TCTTGCTTCTTCAATTTCAATTTCTAACATGGAAGCCACAAACTCTGGAATGGATTGTCTACCTTTATGTAATTTTTTAAACAGTAATAAGAAGAAGTCCCCTCCTGCTTTTTCTGCTTTTTTTTCATCTTTTGCGGAATCCATTAACTCGTTTAAGTCAAGTTGAATATCCATGTCATCAATAACCTTCGATAATAAAAATGTATCGTCTAATTCAAACTTTTTCATATTTCCTCCTTTAAAAGAAAAGGGAGTGTTTAACTCCCTATTATACTGTTGCAAATAATACACTCCAAGGTGGAGTATTTCTTGTTGCTTCATCGTATGTTGCTGTAAATGCAATTTCTGGTACCACTTCATCCTTATCTTCTAAACTCCATTCAATGTTGCCCATGTTGATTGCGTTTTCAACTTCGATTGTTACAACATCACCGTTCAACGTTTTACCTACCCAAGTCACATCACTGTGGTCGCCCGCTATGATAGCAAGTGTTGATGTCATTGAATTAGTGGTGATATCGATTGCTGGGTAGTATGTTGCCATTCTAGTAGTATCAAATAGTTCCAAAGCATTGACCGTTAATATTGCTACTTCGGTGTCAACTACAATTCTACCCTTGACCGGTCCTCTATCGCCATCGGCTTCAATGTTTCTAATCTCACGTTCGACCGTAAAAGATGAACCCCCACGAGTTAATCCGATTGGTACTGCACCGACCGAAACGATTCCATAACCTAATAAGATATTTTCTGCTGTTGCCATTTATTGGTCCTTTCTATATGCTCTTACTGCATATTGCAAATCCACCATTTGCGTTGTTGTTAATTCAACGTTGGTGATGAATTGCCTATTGATTCTTGTAATATGTACTATGTAATTGTCATCATTGATTGTGGAGTGATTAATCACATCAATGTTGTCTGCTATTGTGTTGATTGTTCTGACTGGAACATTAGGCTCATCAAACACTTTGATGTAAACGTAATAATCATTCGTTGGGTATGTATCGAGTTGCGATTCTACGTCATAAACAACATATGGAAACGTTGCCGAGATTGGTGCTCGATTACGATACACCTTCGAATAGAGAGTGCTTAGTTTGGCATAAAAAATATCTGCTATATCATTAACCATGTTTTATCGCTCCTATCCGTTCGCTACTTTGGAACATATCAATTCGACATTCTCGCCTTTTTCATATGTNCNATAAATNTCATACTCAACATCTTCAAACTTCAAACGTTTNTGTTCATCGTATTCGATTGTCCGTATTTCAAACATCAATTCTGGTTTCATTCCGATTGTTCGTGCTTCGTAAAATTCCTTTTGTCTGATTGATAACTTCCTTGCGTATTTAATCGACCAAGTGTTGACACCCATTACTGGTTCGCCATTCACTATGGTTTCGGTATAAGTACCCAAGTAGATAATGTATTTACGTCGCAACTTTTTCGTACTCCCCATATTGCATAAGCGAAGCCACAAAGCTTTGATATATTCCAATCAACATCTCTGTATCATCAGGCTCTCCAAAGTTAGCACGAACATACAATCGGATTGCTTTTCTTATCAACACATTCGCTTCGTCATTTATTACCCCTAAAATATCAAGCTGATGTTTACACTCATCAATCATTTCTTGTAATACCACATCAAAAGCTGTGGTTGTTATTCCTAAATCGTTTTTAATTATTGCTAACATTTCATCACTCCTTTAATTAGAAAAGGGAGATTTCTCTCCCTATGCTTAATTGTTATTGCTATACTTGTTTAACTGTAAAGATAACAAATGATTTGTCGTTGGATAATTTACATTCGAAACGTGCATAACCTGCATAAATATCAACGTGTTTTGCAATATCTCTGTCTTTTTCAACCATAATATCTGTAATCATATTACCAATTACTTTTTTAGGTGCTCCAACTAAGAACACATTTGCTGGGACTGAATCTTCAACTTTAACTGGTGCTCCAATTAAACGACCAGCGAATCCTGAATTTGCGTCAGGCAAGAAGATTGGTCGACCTGTTGTATCAACAATAGATGTCAAGTATCCATAAATAGCTGCGTCGTTTGCATAAATAACTTTGTCTTTTGCTTGTTTTAGTAAAGCAAACAATGAGTTAAGTTCTGCATAAGTTGTTTCTTTAACTTCTGCGGAAGTTACTTTATTAGCTGTTGCTGTATCTGCTGTGATTTGTGCAACGATATCGGCTGCAAGTGCTGCTCCTAAACGTTCACCGATTTCAGATGTTAAGTACTGTTCAAGTGCTCCACCCGACATTGTTCCAAGTGCATAAGACACATAAACAACCTTAGCAAAGTCTTTACCACTTAATGTAACCTTAGCAAATGTATTTTCTTCATCTGCTGGTGCAACACCTTGTGCTGTTACTGCTGCGTCGCCTGCAGCGATTGCATTATGTAATGTTACTTCTAAAATTGAGCCAGTGCGATATAGAGTAATATCTCCCAAGATTGGGTGACTTTCTTCCATATTCGACCAAATCATGTTTAATGTTTCAACTGGTAATGACCCGCCGAAATTACTTGTTACATGGGTAAACGCTCTTTCTTCAACTTCATTTAATACTTCGTCTGCCATTTTCTTGAAATAAGCTGAACGATATTCAGGCGATTTGATTGTGTATTTTTCCATTGTCAATGCTCCATTTCCTTCTTGTGGTTTTTCCACATAATCTTCACTTTCAAGAGCACGTTTTGCTAACGCTTCTCTTTCTTCTACTATTTTATTTAGTTGTGATTCTCGTGCGTCTAATTCATCCCATTCAGTGTTTAATACCTCTGCATTAATTTCTTCTGATTTGGTTTCAACTAGGTTTTTAATTTCTGACTTTCTTTGCTTAATTTCTGCAAATGTCATTTCTGCAATATTCATTCTTTACCTACTTTCTGTTTTAATTCATTCATTGCTCTCTCGTGCTTGATTGCCTCCGCATTCAATTTATTTTCTTTTTCAGCCTCCACTTCAAAGAAACTACGAGCATTAATGCTTGTGTTTTCGTATGCTGGGAACGTTACCGCAGATACGTCATACAAGCGATCTATCTTCTCAATTCTTCGTGTACGAGTTTTCTTATCGTATGACTCCGAAGAAATTGTAAAAGCAAAACTCATTTTGTCGTAAAAACCATTTTCGATATCTTCGTGCAACTCACGACCGGTTGCATTTCTTGACAAGTCTGCCGAAATAAAAAGGCCACTTTCGTTTGCCTTTAATTCCAACGTTCCATTTTTTGTTTTCGCTGCTGGTTTACCTTTGTGGTCTATTACCAACACCACATCATCAATCTTTGCTTCTTCAAATGCACTCCTTGATATAACTTCATAAAATTGCATTCCATCGACTTCAAACATCAATGTAGGATTCTCGAAGGTAACTGCTTGACCTTCTACTCTCATCTCTTTGGTTTCAAAGTCAAAGTTTCTATATTGTCTATTGTTTGTTATCATCTTTATTCTTCTCCTTTATAGGTAATTCCTGATTTTGAATACCGTTGTTTTCAACTTCAACTACCTTGGCATAATCCAATCTTATGAAGAATAAGTCACCATTTTCAATTGGTGGTAGGTTAAAAACTTCTCTGCTTTCGTTATGTGTGAACATCCCTCTATCAAATAATTGAGTGACTAAACTTAGTTTAGTTGCGTTACTGGCATACTGTAATCTTGATGAACCATATATGCACTGCGAGCCACTTTCGATGTCCTTCTCGTTGAATAACATTGAAGTAACCACTTGGCTTAACTGAATTAAAAAAGGCTCTAATTTAGCCTCATAATATGACTCCCAAACTCCTTCGGTGGCTTTTGATTGTAGTATGTCTTTATTGATTCCAAAGTAACTATAAACATTGTCATTGATTAAAGCTGTTTGTTCTGCGTCAACTGTATAAGGTGATGATTTAACTTGTTGAACGTCTGAATATTTTGTATCATATATAAACACTCCACCGTTGTTGTCACTCGATAAGTTAATATCCCTTAATCGTTGTTGTTCTCTCTTCAAATCATCTGGTTTTATAAAATTTGCAAGTTTAGCCATGAATCGAATCGTTGCTGATTGCTCAACTGAATTGATAATTGCTTGTTGTTGCATTGACAACAAGTTCATTGTTGTATCAAGTGGTGCGTTGCTTTCTCCAAAGAACTCATTACGATAAAAGTGATTTCGCATATGACCAACTTCTTCATAAGGGATTGCATAAGTTTCTGGCACTTTGCTTGTTCCATATACTTTATACTTCAACATCATCTTGCCACCACTCACTCGTGTGATTTTGCAATCAGCTCCACGAACTGGGTATAAGCCAACAATCTTTCCAGCACTTCTATCTTCGTAAATTGGTATGATGAAAGCATTGTTTTCTGCTTCGTAAATGGAAGCAAGCTTATAAAGAAACTGTGAAGCTGTCATCAATTCATTCGGCTTATTTTGCAAAGTTCCTTGAAGTCGCTTATACTTATCACCCTTAACAATTGGACTTGCTTTTGACACATGCGTTGCAAAAGTGTGAATCGAAGCCCTTGTCAATTCCATTTCATACACACCACCGCTAAACGTTCTAAACGTTGGCGAATAGGCTGTGAACGATTTAAAATAAGTGTCCATAATTTTTGATCGTTCTTCTCTTGCAAAATATGGTTGTAAAATTCTATCTAATAACCCCATTGGCTCACTCCTCCTGCATATTTATATAATCGTCATAATGTTTATACAAAATGACATATGCGTCTATTAAACTCACAACACCGTCTATTCTTTGTTTTTGGTTTCTACCTTTGATTGGTCTGATGTTGTCATTCTCATCTCGCTTAACATTTGTATTAGTTAAATTCCAACGCAATATATTTGTATCGTTATAATTAACTAACTTATTCATTAAATCGGCTTCAAATTCTTTCATCGGTTGGCTCATGGTTTGAGCACCTTGAATAACGGATTCCATTTTGAATCCATTTTGTGACATTTCTTCTACCCAATATTGAGCACCCCATTGGTCATAACCAATCCATAATGGGAAGATGTCATATTCTTCTCGCATTTGAACAAACCATTTTGTCACATCTGAATAATCAACTCTTGCCCCTTCACAAAAAACAATATCCTTTTTCCATAAGTCATAAGGTATTTTATCTTCGTGAATTTTCTTCTCAAGCCCTTCTTCTGGTATGAAGTATTTTTGTAATACATACTTGATTCCTTTTTTAATTACAATCAATGTTGCACACGTTAAATCGGTTGTGCTTGATAAATCAGCACCGCCTACCGCATATGAATCACGCAAGTATTCAATATCAAACTTTAAACCGTTATAAATAACATCATAAGGAAGCCATGCTTCTTGTGCGTTTCCTTTAATATTGAAGTCTTTAATCAATACACCGTTTTTAGATTTATAATCATTCTTAGCACGTTCAACCATATCGGTTAGATATTTCAAACCCTTAATGGTATCTAAACCAGGATTTGATTTAACCCACATCTTTGGGTCTTTCCATTCTTCTTTGTCATCTAACTCATACATGATAGGTAAGAACGTGTCGTCTTTAATTACCCCGTCAAGCACTGATTGAGCATAAGAATATATATCATCATAGATACTTTCTCTGACTGTTCCAGCGGTTGTAATCATTACTAAGAGTGGTTGACGTCTTGCACTCATGGATTGACGCATAACTTCATATAGTTCACGTTCACGTATCGCATGTAGTTCATCAATAATAACCAAGTGACTATCTAATCCATCAAGTGTTTTACTATCGCTTGCCAATGCAGAGAATGAAGATAACGTTTTAGGAACATACACATCTGTTCTTCTCTTGTTTGTAACCGACTGTAAAGCCTTTGAATATTTACGAGTGGCTACAATTGCGTTAAATGTTTTCTTAGCTTGGTCTAACTTCGTGGCTACTGAATAACATTCAGCACTCGCTTCTTTATCGGCAACAAGCATATAAAATGCAATCGCTGCTAAGAGTGTTGTCTTACCATTCTTACGACTGACTAAGAATAATGTTTCTTGGAATCTTCTAAATCCTGTATCACGATAAATAAATCCAAACAATGCTTCGATAAACGCTTTTTGAAACAACTCTAACTTTAAAGGTGTTCCTGCTATTCCTGTGGATTGTTTAACAAACTTTTCAATGAATCGAATAGGTCGTGAAGCCCTTTCTTCGCTAAAATAAAAAGGCAGCTTAGGATTGTCAATTTCCTTTACTAACCTTGTATATATTTTAATAATCTTTTTGGAAGAAACTATCTTGCCACTTGTAATTTGTTTCTGATATTCTTGTAAGTACATATTAAATCCATTCTTGGATTTCGTCTTTTATTGATTT